GTGGCTTTTATCAAACTTTGCGTGAGCTGTAGGAAACGCTCCCGACCACCCTTCCAATTTAAACGCCGGCGCAGATATGGTGCGGCTGGCCGTCTTGCCGCAATTGCAACGAACTACCTTGTCTTCATACTCGACAAATCGTTCGATGCGCTCTCCGCTTTCGCAGAGAAATTCAAATATCTTTCTCATTGAGTGCCTCGTATGCCTCTTCGCTGACCTGTTTCAAGGTTTTCAGCCAATTTAGGATAGATAACTCACCCTTCTTAAATTGTAAATCCTTTTCGTCCTGGATAGTGGATACATTGTTCAAGGACGTTATCATTCCGTCAATATCTTCAAGCAGATCACGCCAGCCCTGGTGGGTCATCATGGCGAACCGATCTTCGTAATAGCGTTGCAGTTCAGGCGTCATGCTTCCTCTGCTGGTAAAGGTTGGTTTCCTTCTTCAAGCCACTTCAGGTAAGCCTGATAGTCGGTGTTGGCTGGGTCGAAGGGGATGTATGCGTTGTCTGTTGTACGCTGAACGGTGGTAGCAGACGGTGTTAGTTTGTAGTTTTCCATTGTCATAGCTCTATCGCGCAGGTGGCAATTGATTCGTCAAACATACTCGCAGAGGCAGAAGCGACGGTGTTGTATGTAAAGCCGTATTCGGTAATGTTACTAGCCGATCTACTTGACACGTTTGTCGATGTCACCGCAGTAAACGACACAGTTGGCGCGGCTCTCATATTTTGGAAATTAACAGAATTTGCGTAGGCTTTTGTATTAGCTGCTGCCCCGTTATCTCTGTTCGCGCAGTTAGCAAATCTGTAATACCTCTGACACAACGCCAACTCCGTACCATACGGCCTGTAATCAAACGATGTGGCTGTGCTGCCTTTTTCTAGTTGTACGCCGGTGATCTGCCAAGTAGCGCTGCTTGTCCCAATGAGATTTGCTTGCGATGAATTTGAAAACAGTAGACCGGCTTGCCATGAATTCAGCGTCGATGTCCGGTAGTTTGAACCCGAGCCAAGGTCAAAACGAACGTTAATCCCAATACCGTTTCCAGTACCCCATGTTCCTGAAGTATCACCAGCAATCGTAATGGTTTTGAATTCCCATGTGTTTGCTGAGTTGATTGTGTATGTTGCTACATACGATCTGTTATCAGAGGCATTACGCAGACCGACACAATACGCTCCTGTTAGCGAGGACTTTACCCAAAACGAAAGCGTGAAGGTTTGTGCCGAAGCCGTTCCGTAAGCAGAATCAGCAAAGTTAAAACCTTCAACTCTGTGTTCTGCTACAGCCAGTTGAGCAGCCGTTGCAGTGCTGCCAGTTCCGACAGTGAATTTAAGTGAATTAACAAATCCAGATGGAGCATCCGTTACCTGTTGAACAGTGCAACTAGAAGCACCCGTGTCTTCATACACAAGAGTGCGATCTACACCATAAACAAGGGTTGCGTTAGGCACAGAAAGACTCGCCCCAGCATTGCGCTGGTCGATCACCATCGCACCGTTGATGATGCGGTTGCGAAATCCTAATCCACCAGTAAATGGGCTAGTATTCTGAGTGCTGGCATCGTTAAACGTAAGGCCGTTAGTGCCGTTAATGGTGACGCTCATAATTGACCTTTAGCGGAAGATGACCCCGACTGGTTTGATATGGTGGTTAGGCGTAGTGTGCTCATCGGAATACCGCCACGTTTGCGTCAAAAACATCTTGGTTACTAATTAAGGTGTTGTAAACAGCAACACGAACAGCCGATGTTGTTTTTGTTGCGTAAGAATTATTGGATGGTGTGCTCACACCAAAATATTGAGATGTATTTCCGCCAGTCATCATTGACGGCAAAACAACACAATAATTTGTATCCGTCATAGCAGAAGTAAAATTCACCGTGTAATCACCAGTACCATTATCCGTAATCGAACTCACGTTCCCAGAAGCCCTGATCGCAACCGTACCTGTACCGTTAAAGTTCACCCAAGCTCGGCACATATACAAAGGCGCTGAACCGCTAGGCTCTGCAAGAGAAGCAGTACCAAACGTCTGCGCTCCAGAAAACGTCTTATTACTTAGCGTCTGTGTTGAATCTGTCCCAACCATAGTTGTATCAGCAGCAGGAACCGTAATTGTCTTGTCCGTCGCTGTATTAGCACCAGTTAGTATTACTCCACCACCAGAAGCTGTGTTTAACTTGATTGGCATATCAAATCCCTAGTGCTACTTTAATCTCGTCAGGTGTTGTGGCTGCGTCAATCTGGGCTTGTATCGTTGCGTACTTCTCACGGATAGCCTGACGAGCAGTCTCAGCAGCTACAGCATCAGCACCGGGAATAGCTTTAGCAATTACAGCATCATGCGGAGCGAATTCTTCAGCTCTAGCAGCACGACGCATATCGTGACCAATGTTCTTAGCTTTAGTTAAGTCAATTACGAGACCCATGACCATGCTCCACGGAAAGTTCTGTCTGATGGAATGTCTGCTACGTCAACGATCTCATACGGCTTGCCAGCAGGTACGTCCTTGGCTGCAATTTCTTCAATCGATAGACCGCAGTCAGCAGGTACTATGACTGCTACACCTTCGTCTGTTGGGTAAATAATTCTTTTGTTCATGGTTGTCCTTTAGCGGAAGATGGCAACATTTACTATTCCTGAATCTATACTTGCGTAAGCACCGCTCGTAACGTAAGTAGTAGAAACCCGTAGTGATGATGTTGATGGCGCAGTTCCTCTGTATCCGCCAACAAACAAAGTCAAATTATTTGCTGTCCCGTCATTTACCGAGCCAGCGCAACAATAGTTATAATTCGCATCAGCCATTGCAGTCGTAAAGTTGACCGTGTAATCACCCGTACCGTTATCCGTGATACTCGACACGTTCCCGCTGGCCCTGATCGCAACCGTACCCGTACCGTTAAAG